CATCTACATGGACGTGACCGGGGCAGTGCAGCTTGCCGTGGAACTGCAAGGGGCGGGGCTGAAAGTGGCAGGATGGTCACAAGGCTTCCGAGGCATGAGCTCGGGTACTAAGAGGCTCGAATCGCTCGTGCTTCAGAACCGGATACGCCACGGCGGCAACCCAGTGCTCTCGTGGATGTCGGCGAATGTGACGGTGGAGACGAACTCGTTTGAGGACGTTCGGCCGGTGAAGAAGAAGAGCACGGGCCGCATCGACGGGATCGTGGCTCTGATCTTCGCCCTGGGTGGCTGGGAGTCATCGAAGATCACCAACAAGCCCTCGGTCGAACCCTCCATCCTCATCCTATGATCGCCCCAAACGCTCGCATCCTGTGGCTCCCCGGCGAAGACTCCCGCAACTGGGACTATGAGTCGGGCAGTTGGGCTTCGAGCAACCGCAATCCGAGCGGCGTGAAGGTGGACGCCGAGACGGCACTCCGCTCGACCGTGGTGCTCGCGTGCATCCGCGTGCTCTCGACCAGCGTCGCCGGGCTGCCGTTTCATCTCTACCGCCGGCTGCCGGGTGGCGGGAAGGAAATCGCCCGCGAGCATCCGCTCTACCGGCTCTTGCACACGCAGCCGAACTCGTGGCAGACCTCGTTCGAGTGGCGCGAGCAGATGATGCTGCACTTGCTCTCGCACGGGTTCGCCCTTGATGAGAAGGTCTACACGGGCGGGGCGATCAGCGAGATCGTGCCGCTGCACCCGAGCCGGGTGAAGACCGAGCAGTTGGAGAACAACCGCCTGCGGTACACGTACCGCGAGGCGTCGGGCTCTTCGACGGTCTACACGCAAGATGCGGTGATGTCGGTGCGTGGGATGTCAGATGACGGCGTGAACGGGATGAGCACGATCGAGCTCGCCCGCGACGCGATCGGGCTGGCTCGGGCGTGCGAGATCCACGGGGCGACGTTCTTCGGCAACGGTGCCCGGCCGGGCGTGATCCTCTCGACCGATCACGAACTTTCGCCCGAGGCGGCCGAGAACACGAGGAACCAGTGGGAGCGAGCTCACCGTGGCCCAGACCGAAGTCATCGGGCGGCGGTGCTGCAAGGCGGGCTCAAGGTCAATGAACTCGGCGGGAACAACCAAGAGAGCCAGTTCCTTGAGGCTCGCCGGTTTCAAGTCGAGGAAGTGTGCCGCTTGTTCGGCGTGCCGCCGCATCTCGTTGGCGACCTTACGCGTTCGTCGTTCTCGAATATCGAACAGCAATCGCTCGACTTCCTGACGAACGGGCTGATGCCGTATCTGCGTCGCATCGAGTCTTCGATCGCTCGCGATCTCTTGGAAGGCGATGACGAATACTTCGCGGAGTTCGACACTCGCGGCGTGCTGCGGGCTGACGCTGCCGGGCGGGGATCGTACTACAACACGCTCTGGAATCTTGGCGTGTTGAGCGTGAACGAGATCCGCTCACTAGAGAACTTGAACCCGGTCGAAAGCGGCGATGTCAGGTTCGTGCAACTGAACATGACCACGCTCGACAAGGCGGCAGCGACCCCCGAGCCGATGCCCGCGACCGTGGTCGAAGAGATCGTGGTGGACGAGACCGCCCCGGCTCCCGAGCCGGTCGCGGACGCCGCCCCGGTCGAGGCGGAAGAGGGGCCGCAGATCGCCGACGTTTCGCTCAACGGGGCGCAAGTCTCCAGCCTTTTGGAGATCGTCGCCCAATACAACGCCGGGCTCCTCAACGAGCAGGGCGCGAAGGCGATCATCGCCGCTGCGTTCCCCGGCATCCCGGCATCGACAATCGACGCGATCATCGCGGGCACCAGCACCGCCCCGGTCGCGATGCCGGGCGAAGCTCCGGCCCCCGAGCCCCTCGCCGCCTCTCTGCCCGCGAGCCGGGCGATGACGATCTCGGTGGACTTCGACCGGACGTTCGCCGCTGACCCGCAGTTGTGGGGCGAGTTCGCCCGGCAGTCTGCCGCCGCCGGCAATCGGGTCGTGATGGTCTCCCGCCGTCGCGACACGCCCGAGAATCAAGACGAGATCGCCGAGACGCTGGGCGACTACCGCGAGGCGTTCGATGCCGTGCTGCTCGTGGGCGAGCGGCTGAAGGACGAAGCCGCCCGCGAGGCGGGCATCGAGGTCGATGTATGGGTGGACGATTCGCCGCAGTTCGTGCGGGCCGCCGAGTCGCGGGCCGCCCCCGGCAGCGTCGCGGAGGGCGACTTCGTCTCGTGGGATTCGTCGGGCGGGCGTGCTCGCGGCCGGATCGACCATGTGATGGACTACGGCACGCTGGACATCCCCGGCACCGACTTCAAGATCGACGCGACCGAGGAAGACCCGGCCGCCCTCATCACGGTCTACGAAGAGGTGAGCGGGGGGTGGCGTGCGACCGAGACGCAAGTCGGTCACAAGGTCGCGACGCTCACGAAGATCGACCCGCTCCCCGAGCCGCCGCCGGTTGAGGAGAACGCCTACGGCAAGCCGAAGCGGAAGCCTCGGAGGCGGAAGGGTGGCTAAGTATGACCACATCGACTTCAGCCCGCCGAGCGGCGTGCGGGAGGAAGCAGCGAAGGGGCTCGCGTGGCGAGACGAGTACGGCCGAGGCGGCACGGCAGTCGGCGTTGCCCGAGCAAGAGACCTATCGAACGGCACGAACATCTCGCCCGACACGGCGAAGCGGATGGCGAGCTACTTCGCCCGGCACGAGGTGGACAAGCAGGGCGAGGGCTGGAGCCCCGGCGAGGACGGCTTCCCGAGTGCGGGCCGGATCGCGTGGGCTCTGTGGGGCGGCGATCCGGGGCAAGCGTGGGCGAGCAAACTGACCAAGCAGATCGAAGCGGCTGGCGAGGAAGGAAGGAGCATCATGGGCAACATCGAACGGCGTTCCTTGGCGATTGACGAGATCGAGTCGGCAGTGCCGCTGCTCGCGGTCGAGAGCCGCAGCGAGGACGGTGCCGAGCGGGAATACGTCGTGGGCTACGCGGCGAAGTTCGGCGTACTGTCCCTCGACCTGGGCGACTTCGTGGAGCGGATCGACCCCGGTGCCTTCGGGCTGGTCGCCGAGCGTCGCGGCCGGCGGAAGCCGCTGGAGACGCGAGCCCTGTGGAACCACGACCCGAACTACCCGCTCGCCCGCTATCCCGGCACGCTGCGGATGACCGTGGATGAGGTCGGGCTGCGGTATGAGTTCCCGGTGCCCGACACGTCCTACGGGCGAGACATCGCGAGCAACATCCGAGCGGGCATCGTCAAGGGCTCGTCGTTCTCGTTCACCGTGCCGAGCGGCGGCGACTCGTGGGCGGTCGAGGATGGTCGCAGCGTGCGGACGATCCAGAAGATCGACACGCTGCTCGATGTCGGGCCGGTGACGTTCCCCGCGTATCCCGATGCCGACGTGAAGGTTGCCCAGCGGTCATTTGACCAGTACAGGCAGCAGCGTGAGATCGAGGTGGCGAAGCGTTTGCTCGCCCGGTCGCGTGCTGCCGAGATCCGCGAGTATCTGAGGCAGCATGGCCGCTAGTGGTGATTCGTGCCCCCGGTGCCGCGATGGCAAGTACGCCGTCGCGTCGAGTGTTCGCAGCGGCGAGTACCAGACTCGCTATCTGCGGTGCCAGCGGTGCGGCTGCACCGACAAGCAGATCGTGCCGGGCAGTGAAGTGCGTCGAAAGTCTTTTACTGCCGAGCGTGCCTAACTGAATGGTTTCGGGGCGTGGCTCCTAGTTTCGGGGTAGGCGATGCGATTGCGTCGCCACGAACCCGACTACAGGAGCCTCCCTCGTGGACAAGATCAAGGCATTGCTCGAAGAGTTGGCTGGCGTTGTCGCCGAGATGGAGGCGATGACCGAGGACGCCCCCGAGGGTGAGGCTCCCGCCGAGCCGATGACCGAAGAGCAAGAGGCGTCGCTCCGGTCGCTCGAAGTTCGGGCCGACAAGTTGAAGGAGCGGATCGAGTTCCTGACCCGCGTGCAGGCCAAGGAGCTTGAGCTCCGCAGCGTTCTGGAGCGTGCCGCTCCCGCCAAGAAGATCGAAGCCACCGTTGAGGAGACTGCCGTGGAGAGTCGCAAGGCCCCCGTGTTCGCGATCCCGAAGTCGAGCCGTCCCCTTCGCGGCTTCAAGAGCGAAGAGCGTGCCTACCGTGCTGGCATGGCGATCCGTGCCGGTCTGCTCAATGACGAGGAGGCTCGTCGGTGGTGTGCCGATCACGGCGTTCAGAGCCGTGCCCAGGCGGGCGGGATCAACTCGCTCGGCGGCGTCCTGACCAACGACGAACTCTCGACCGAGATCATCCGGCTCGTCGAGGAGTTCGGTGCCTATCCGGCGAACGCCCGCAACGTGACGATGAACAGCGACACGCTGCTCATCGCCCGTCGCACCGGCGGACTGTCGGCTCGCCCGATCGGTGAGAACGCCGCTCCGACCACGAGCGACGTGACCTTCGACAACGTGCAACTCGTCGCGAAGATCTGGGGCGTGGACAACCGCGTGCCGATGTCGCTGATCGAGGACTCGGTTATCAATCTCGCCGATGCGATGGCGGTCGAGGTGGCCCAGGCTTACGCCGAAGCCTTCGACAACTCCGGGTTCATCGGAACCGGAAGCGGCTCGCTCTACCACGGCACCGTGGGCGTGGCGGTCGCGATCAACGACGGCACGCACTCGGCGAGCGTGGTGACGGCTGACACCGGCAACAACACCTTCGGCGGTGGCACGAGCGGTCTCGACCTCTCGGACTACACGAACGTGGTCGCTCGGCTGCCCCTGTACGCTCGGCGGAATGCCAAGTGGTACATCAGCCCCGCTGGCTACGGTTCCTCGATGCTGCGGCTCATGATGGCTGCGAGCGGCAACAATCAGGCCGACGTGGCTGGCGGTGCGAACCTGTCCTTCCTGGGCTTCCCGGTGGTGCTCGTGCATCCCCTGGAGAGCCGCCTGACCGGCACCGCGAATCAGATCGCTTGCCTGTTCGGCGACCTCTCGCAGGCTTGCACGATGGGCACCCGGCGGGAGATCAGCGTCAAGACCGACGCGTCTCGCTTCGTGGAGTTTGACCAGCTTTTGACCTTTGCCACAGCGCGTGTGGCGATGGTCGCCCACGACCTTGGTGACTCCAGCAAGGCTGGCCCGCTCGTCGCTCTCAAGTTCGCCTCGTGAACCCTCTGACCCTCTAGGAGACTCTGACTCGTGAACTACCTCGAAGCATCCAAGACGGTCGTGGGTTCCACCGTGACCTCGGCCGCCGGAACGGCGACCCTGACCATCGACCGCCTCGGCTACGACTACGTGTCGATCGACGTTGCGGTGGCCGTCAGCACGACCCCGGCGAATACCTCGGCGTCGATCCTCAATGTCCTGACGCTCTCGCAGGGCGACACGAACACGGCGGGTGCCTCGGTCTACACCGTGGCCGCCCCCGCCGCGAGCGTGGCCGTGACGAACCAGCCCAGCGTGGTTCGGCTCGATGTCGATCTGCGTGGAAAGGGCCGCTACGTGAAGGTCGACGCTACCCCCGCGACCAGCCTTGCGACCACGATTGTCGCTCGGCTCGGCAAGGGCGAGATCGGCCCCGAGTCGGCTTCCGCCAAGGGCGTGCTCGCGAAGTACAGCGGCTGATCGCTTGACAGCCTCGACACAGTGGATGGCGGGTGCGGCATGAGCCGTGCCCGCCATCTCTGTTTGAGGGCTTCATGATCGTCAAGGTCGGCGGTACGGATGTCGATGTTCGGATCGAGTGCGTGATGAGTGGCCCGCGATTCGGCCCGCTCTCGAATGTCTTCGGCTGGGCTCAAGCCCTCATGCCACTCGGCATCCGCCCGACGCTCGGGCAGGGTGCTCTGTGGGGTCAGGTGTTGTCCCGGTGCCTCTCCCAGTTCGTTGACCAAACCGAGTACATCCTTTGCACCGACATGGATTCGTTTTGGGACAAGAAGACGGTCGAGGAACTGGTCGCGATCGCGATGGCTTTTCAGTGCGACGCCCTCGCCCCGCTGCAAGTGAAACGGGAGGACGGTCGCCCGATGTTCACGTTGCCCGGCACGCTCGACAAGCCGCCCGAGGGCGGGTCTACCGAACTGCCGATGAGCTGGTTCGCCGAGCCTGTGCAGGAAGTCGATAGTGCTCACTTCGGCTGCACGCTGATTTCGACCAAGGCGTTGAAGCGAACGCCGAAGCCTTGGTTCCAAGACATCCCGAATGCTGACGGGGACTACGAATCGGGAAGAACTGACGCCGACATTCACTTTTGGAAACAGTTCCGAGCCGGCGGGAACCGCGTCTACATCTCCCCCCGGATCGCGATCGGTCACGGCGAGTGGGTCTCGGTCTGGCCGGGCAAGGATCTCCAGAAGCCCGTGTTTCAATACGTCGGCGACTACACCGCGAACGGTAAGCCCAAAACTGCATGGAGTGCCCCTGGATCATGAAAATAAGACTGACGCAGAACTACTCGACCTACACCGTCGGCCGGGTGGTCGATTGCGAGGGCGACACAGCGGAGCGGCTCATTCGCGACGGCATCGCCGTGCGGGAGCCGCAGATGGATTTGATCGAGACGGCGACGGCCGAGCCCGAGGTCGAGCGGGCTGACGCACGACCGCGACGCGGCAGGAAACCGAATGCGATACCGCAGTCTCAAGACTCTGACGCAACCGGCGGTTGAGCCGGTCACGCTCGCGGAAGCGAAGGCACATTGCCGGGTCGATACCGACACCGACGATGCTCTGATCGCTGCCTACCTCAAGGCGGCTCGCGAGTGGTGCGAGGCGTACTGTGACGAGACGTTCGTTCATACGCAGTACCGGATGACCCTCGACTCGTTCCCCGTGGAGATCGAGTTGCCCCGCCCGCCGATGGCGACCAGCGGCACGGTGACGGCGGTCAGCATCACCTACACGCTGGAGAACCAGAGCACCGCGACGCTCTCGACTGCCGAGTACCGGGTCGATCGTGACAGCGTGCCGGGTGTGCTCCGCACGAACTACAACGGCTCCTGGCCCTCGCATCTGCTGGACTACAACGCGGTTGCGGTGACGTGGCACGCCGGGCGTGACGGCACCGGGGCGAGCGTGCCGCAGCGGGTGAAGAACGCGATCCTCTGGCTCGTGGGCATGTGGTACGAGCGTCGCATGGCGGCTGACGCGGTGAGCCTGTCGGAGATTCCGTTCGGCGTGAAGGCGTTGCTTGATTCGGCGAAGTGGGGGAGCTACCGATGAGCAGCGTTCGCGGAACGATCTCGGTCGATGTGGCGTTCACTGACGCCACGACCGTGAGCGGGGCACAGTCGCTGAAGACGCTCGTGCTGCGGGATGCGACCGAGTACACGACGGGCAAGGTTGCGATTGTGACGGGGACGGTAGGGACGGCAGCGGTCGCGATCTCTATTCAGCCCAGTGCGTACAAAGACGCCAGCGGAAACTTGGTGTCGTTTAGTAGCGTGGAAAGAGTTGTGTTCCTTTCGAGCGGAAACTGCTTGGTAGAGGAAACCGATACGCAATCGCAAGTCGCAAGATCGATCGGCCGGGTAAGTGTTTGCGATTGCGAGCCATCGGCTCAGCAAAACTTTAATATCGCCCCACAGTATTCCGCCGGCACCGCCTCCTACACGCTGGTGCTGTATGGCACTTGACCCTGGCAAACTCCGCGAGCGGGTGACGATCC